CATGCATATGGTATATGTGATAGAACTGGCTTTAGATATCCTTTAAAAGATTTAAGAAATCAAATCAAAAATCAAAAACGCACCGGATTGTTAGTAGGTAAAGATGTATTGGATAAAGATCAACCACAACTACAACTAGGTAGATTAAGACTAAATGATCCACAGGCTCTTAAGAATGCTAGACCACAAACAGACTTACAAGCTAGTAGAGGGTTATCTGGATTCAATCCTATATGTATTAAAGAACCGGCAGGCACTGTTGGATCCGCGTTCCAATCGGATCTATTAATAGTAATGTTTTCATCATCAACATTAGTTCCAATTAATTTATCATTTATAGTTGGTTGTGCATCTATTGCGTAAGTAGCTATCTTTGCCATTATTCAGTTTTTATGTTTTCTTTTTCTGTTATAACTCCTGTTTGGACATCAATCCTATTGTCGACTCCATACTTTTTAGTTAGTTTAGACTCCACCTCGGAGTAATCTTTTTTCAAATCTGATATCTGTGTTAAAATCATTTGTTTGCTTAACTCAGCATCAGCTAGTTTTAATTTAAGTTGATTGAATGCATTCAACATAGATTGAATTTGCTTCAATTCGTTTTCGGTTACTTTTTTTTGTTTCGCCATTTGAATAAAATTTAAGTTTAATTAATAAGTACAAAGATAGTAAAATATATTTTTACTATAAGATTAAAATGTACTGCCCTCGTATACTCTATATCTAATTTTTATTTTCAACTCTGTAAAAGCAGTTGGCAAAGTTCCTGAACCAATTTTATGTATCATAGTTTTTTGATTGCTTTTATATCCCCTAGAAGGAAATGGAACATCTCGATAAAAAATTCCTTTACCTGTATTTTTAGCTATGTTATTAAATTGAGTTGTACTAAATACTGAAACAGGTGCAAATGCATTATCGGGTGAAGCTTGTCTTAATTCAAACCCTACATTCCCTGATGATGTAAAAGTTCCTGTTGCAACTATTAAATAAGTTGTGTCTATAATTACCACATAAGAATCGGAAGTGTTGCTTGAAGCTTTTAATATTTCTAATCCACTACCTCCAAACCCTGCATTAATTAATGCTCTTGTTAAAGTTATGGTTGCTTCTTGGTCACCCCTCACTAAATTACCTGATGTATCTACGGCTATGTGTGCTAAAGTATCTACGCTTGGTGCTTGATAGTTTTGGTCAGGGTTTACTGCAGTTCCTGAACTTCCATTAAAAGTTGCAGTTGAAGAGGCAGTATAATTATCAAGTGTAAAACTACCATTCATTACCGTACTACCATTATCCTGAGTAATCTTAAATGCACTAAGATTATTGGATGATGTCCAACCGGCTAACTTATTTGTTGTTCCTGAACCCGTAGTATAACCTGCACCATTTGTTAGTTGGTTATTATTAGTTAAGGTATTATTAATTGTAATTGTTTGAGCACTACCTTGATTTGCAGTAAAAGAACCTCCTCCTCCAATATTAGTACCTGCCTTAATTGTTATAGTACCATTACCAATTGATGAGGATGTTATATACCCTGCACCATTTGTCAAGCTTTTATTGTCAGTTATATAGTTTGCATTAGTTGCTCCTGTAAAACCTAAATTAGCTAAAGTTAATGTACGAGTTGTAAATCCTTGAACAACTCCTGAAGAAAGTGTAATTGTATTTATTACTGTGGAAGTAGGTGTACTTATATTATTATTAGTTCCTATAACAGTATTACCACTAGAAGTTACATAACCTGCACCATTTGTTAATTGGTTATTGTTAGTTGGAATGGTTGTGTTCGTGAATGCATTAGTACCTAAAGATGTACCATCGACTTTGATGTCGTCAGCAACATCAATTGCTTCTTTAAACTCTATTGCCATTATTTAATTTTATCCTATTTTCTGTAGCATATAAGCAAATGCATTAGCTGCAGGAGTTTTAGCCACTTTAACTGTTATTTGAGATGTACTTGTTCTTTCAACTTTACATTCAACCGTATCATACGGAGATGCATTAGAGTATATCTGAACCATTACATTTCTAGTATTTAAACTGTGATTTATCGTCATACTTGTTGCACCACCAATAGTTCCTGTTTGTTGTCTGCTTGTAGAAGAAACACAACTGTGAACTTCAGTACAGAAATTAGTAACCTGTGAGGCAGCAATTGCAATAGTATTTTCTTTTACATTGGATACTCTACCCTTAGCATCAGTGGTTAGGGTTAAAGATTTAGCTGCACCTCCATAACTACCTGCAGTACCTACTCCCGGTAAACTAACTGCTCCTGATGAAACACTTAATCCACCTGCAGTTGGGAAATTAGCAATACCTTGAACTGTTGCAGTTGCAACATCAATGTTCTTGTTAATCTCTGTCCAATTTGCTGCAGTTGTAGGATTGTCTTGTTGTGCAATAATTAAATCACCAACCTCTAGAGTAGGACTCCAGAATCCTGATGCGTTACCTGCTACGGTTACTGCATAAGTAAATCCTTTCTTAATTGAAGAACCTGTTGGTGGTGTGGTTGTTGCATCATATCCACCTTGATAGATTAATGCTCCTGAACCTGCAAACGTAGTGTCTACATAGTTTTTGTTAGCTGCATCTGTAGTTGCAGTTGGTGCTGCTAACGACTTTATCTGATTACTGTTTAAATCTAAATCACCTGATGGTTTTGCAAATTCATTTAGTTTAATATTTTTTACTGCTACTTTTGCATTAGC